CAACTGTCTCAGGCGTGACAGTTATGGGTGCTGCAACCTCACCTGCTGTCTCTGGGGATACGGTGGCAGGTACGGCCAACCCACCCACTGTCTCAGGCGTAACTGTTACAGGAACCGCAACAGTGCCTGCTGACTCAGGTGAAACTGTGACCGGCGCTGCAATCTCGCCAGCCGTCTCTGGTGCCACTGTGACTGGAACTGCAATGCTGCCTGCTGGTTCTGGTGTGAATGCCATGGCCTTTTTATCCTGTAGTCACTGTCAATTGAACGCCATCGCTGGTCTGCTCATTAATCAATTCTATCAAACTCCTAACACCGGTGCCGCCAAGAAGTGCATCATCTGGCACGGCAATGGTCACAAATTGAGTTGGTTCTGCTGCAACTGCTGGCCCGCTGGATGTTGCCGATGTGCCAGTGCTCAGTGCTTCCGATGAACTTGATGCGCTGCCAGTTGGTATGCTTGAGCTTCCACCTGCGCCAATCTGAGCAAGTGAAGCAGCGCCAACTGTTGCCACTCTGATGCCCTCTGGTATCGCTGCGGGTAAGCCTAATGCAAGAGCTTTGGAAGCACCTGTTGCAATCGCAATGACCGCTTGAGCTTTCGCTGCTGTTCGTTGAATGGCTGTGCCACGTTTTGCGCTGTTTGATAGCGTGCTCAGCAGAGAGTCACCACCCTGCCCAACCAATCTGTTTTTGAGATTCTGTTCAGCCTTGGTGATGTCAGCGCTGTCTTTGGCAAACTGCTGATCAAGTGCCTGCTTGCGTTGCAGGAATTCTTCTTCAGTCAGCAGGCCGTTCTCTCTGGCCGCTCTCAGTTTTTCAAGGTCAAGCGCATATGCTTCATCTTTAATCTCTTGCGCTGTCAGATATCTCTGCCGCAATTCCTCAAGGAATGCTTCAGACTCAAGCTGAGTTTGCGCGAGCAGACCGCCTTCTTCATCTTCTGTCAGGCCGCCAGCAGCTGCCTCTTCTCTGATCCGCGCCATCTCTTCAACGGCTGTGTTGGCTACCTCAACTGCGCCATCAGCATAGGCTTGAATGGCTTCAGATGGCAGTGGCTTCATGGCAAGAATGGCCAGCTCATCTGCTGACTCTTTGACGGCTGCAACTGCAACGTCACCCATGGCCTTGAGTGCATCCTGCTCAGTCTCAAGCCGCGAGGTGAAAGCATCAAGCCCATCAGTTGGGATGTTGATCATGGGCAGCCTGTTGGCCAACTCAATCATGTTGCGCAATCCATCACCAATGGTTGAGAATATCATTGACCAGCCGCGCAGCACCTCTGTGCCGCCTTTAACAATGACCGCTGCCAGTCCTAAGAAGCCCACCTCAATTGTCTTGCGAACCACATCAACGCCGCGCAGCATGTCAGCCAGAAAGCCAACACCGCGCACAGCTGTGCTGAATGCCCTCTCAGCTATTGAGCCAAAGCCACCAGCCGCAATGGCTGAGTCAACAAACTTGTCAGCCAGTGCTGCAATGACTGGCGCAAGTGTAACCGTGACCGATTGAGCCGCGCCCTTCAGTCCTGAATTCATTCTATTGATGGCATCATTGGCCGCTTCCACTTTGGCAGCGTCAACTCTACTGATGGCCAGACCTAGTTTCTCAGCCTGACTTTGAAATTCATCTAGTGATGCAGAACCGCCGCGCAATGTGTTGACCAGCGCAGCACCTTCAGAATCAAACAGCTTGAATGCCAGCGCCAGTTTGTTGCCCTCACCTTCAACATTTGCCATCGCGTCAGCAATGTCTCTCATCTGTTGGTCGGGTGATTTTGCGGCAAGGTCTTCAGCTGATAAGCCAAGAGTGTCAAGTGCTTTGACCGCCTCGCCGGTGCCCTGCGCAGCTTCAGCGATTCGTCTGGTGGATCGCTGAAGGGCCATGTCTAATGTGGTTTGCGCAATGCCTGTCTGCTCAGCTGCGAACCTCAAGCCAGCAAGGGCATCTGTGGTGAGGCCCAGCTTGTCTGCTGTCTTGGCAAGGGCATCAATGCTTGAGATGTTACTGCGCACAATAGCGGCGCTCACGGCTATAGCTGCGGCACCGGCTGCGGCACCCCACTTAGCCAAACTGTTTACTGATGATCGAAGCTCTGCATTGATCTCTTTGACAGACCTGACAACCTTCTTGCCATTAATGTCAACGCCTGAAGAGTCAATTGAGACCTTGACGCTGAGCGCGCCTATCTGGGCCATTAGTGCACCCTTATGCCTTGAGCTTCTAGTTCTGCTCTGCGTTCTGCCAATCTGTCAAAGTCTGGGCCGTTCATCTCGCCAAATTTCCTTGCAGGTATCTTTGCCGCAATTACATGCCAGCACTCAATGGGAGTCATGCCCCAATATTCTGATGGTGCAACATCGTAACTGCCAACCAGAGTCTCATACATCTGAGACCATGGCCATCTGTCACCTAGTGCTTTCTGATCACCGCCGCTTGTCGCGGCTTGAACTTTTTTGGCGGTTCTGGGAATACGGATGCAAATACGGTATAGAGGATTTCTATCAGGCCATCGGGTGTGATATCTTCAGAATTTCCAAAGAGCGCATCATACATCTCATCTTGTGAGACCTTGCAGCCAGCCGATTGCAACAGCAAAGAAAGCAGCATTGCAGCCTTTGAAAATCTGATGTCACCCTCCTGCACCTGCTGCATCATCAGCATCAGGTTCAGGCGGTCTTCAAGCTTGTCAATGACATCCATGGTCACGAGCACATCATAGGATGTGCCATGCCATTTCATCTCAATGGTGTTGCGGATAGCCACCTATTAAGTGCCAGCAGCAAATGCTGGTGTGCCGCTTGACTGATATGCAGCATCAAATGTTGACAACCCATTTGACTCACCAGTCTGCGAAATGCTCTCAAGCATTGCATCAAAGGTCAGCGTGCTGCCGTCTGGGTAAGTCACAACAACTTCATAAATTTCTGAGCCGCCTGCAAAGTAAGCTGCAACCAGTTCATAGTTCTTGACCAGTCCTGAGATGGTAAGGCCAACAGTTTTCTTGATTGGCGTGGCAAGAAACTGCTGCCAGCCTGCTGTTGAATCATCAGATGTGTCACCAAGTTCATTGGCGCAACTGATCCCTTTTGTAATGGTGCCAAGCAATGTCTGGCCACCAACTGTCATTGTGACCTCACGGCCCATCACTCCAATTCCAACACTCATTTCAACTCTCCAAACTTAAATAAAAAATTATACAGGTGTAATGATAACACGAAAACGCTGAACTCCATGTCTGGTCAATCCGTCTGGGTCTCTCAGTATCTCGCCAAAGTCTTGCTGCACATCAGACACACCATAGCCTGTGACCGTTGGCTGAGTCCGGTGCAGTGCTGTATATATCAGGTCTTGGATATCAGAGACCTCTTTGTTGCCATCGTATCTGCTCCACACATGCACCTGCATTGTGCCGTCAAAGCCAACCTCATCATCTGTGTCATTCTGGTTTGGCTTGTAGTCTCCCATCACAACATAAGGATAAGCTGCATCATCACCACCATCAGCCGGTTGCGGCACTTGGTCATAAACTGGTGGAGTGAGTGCCGCTTCGAGCACTGTGAAAATCGCTGTCTGTAATCCAATGATCATGCCGTTGCCTTCCTCAGTTGTCGCTGCACTGATCTAGTCACTGCACCAACCAAGTGGTCTCTGTTCTCTTCTTCAGCTGGCCCCAAGAATGGGCGCGCTTCCATGTTCAGCGTTCCAAACTCTAGGTTCTCAGCGTACTCAAGGTCAGTTGAAACGTAAGCCTCATTGCTGCCCTTTTTATGCTGCACGCCAATCGACCCAGTAAGCCTGCTGGTGTCAGTGTTGGGTGCGTCACCTGCCATGCTTGCCATGTGTTCGTAAGCCTTGCCATTTTGCGAGTATCTCGTGACAGTATTGCCAGCGCTCACCTCTTGGATTGACTTCACAGCATCTGACTTGACGTTCAGCGCCACATCAACCACCGCCTCATCAATGGCCCTTGGTATGTCCACCGCAAGCCCGTTGAGATTCTTGAGCAGTGCATCCATTCCGGTCACTTTGATCATTGAGCAACGCCACCTGTGAGGGTCAAGGTAATCCAGCGGTCTTTGAATTCAAGATTGTTGATGAATCCAATGTTGTAATTTCTGCTGCGGATCACAGCACGGTCAGCGCCCTCAATCCCTGCAAAGTATCTAATGGTCGCATTGAGCACCGGCACCTCTTGCACTCGCTGATTCAAATACTTTTCTTGTCCACTGGCTGCTTTAAGAGATGCTTTGTCGGGTGAGCCAGATATCGTTGCCCAGCTTTCTGAAAATCCGCCGCTGCCATCAGGCGTGCGTGCCTTCTCTTGTATTGTGATCGGCTCATTCAGCATCCCGGCGTGCATGTCACAGCATTTCATTAGGCCACCTTCACAAGTATGTAGTCAAAAAGAACTGACACCTGACCAGTCTGGTTTTGCACCTTGGCCAGATATCCGTAATCAGTCAGCGGTGGAAACGGCCCAACTTGTGGCACGCGATATATCCCACCAATTGATATAACAGAGTAAGCGGTGCCAACCAAAAGGTTTTGGCCAAACTTGTCATCACTTGAAAGGCCATCTGCGTTTCCGCGAGCAATAGCCAGATAGTCTGGCCAGCTCAAATTGCTTTAACCTTGAAGCTGGCAACAGCTGAGGCAGCGCCACTGTTTTGCATTGCGTTGCTCATGTCGCATCCGTCGCCTCTGTGCGCGTAGTAGTAGGCAGCCAACTGCTTGACTGCTCGCACAAGCGGCTTTGGCACATCTGCTGCTGCATCGCCATACCCAGACACATATATGATCTGAATGCCATTCACGGCCCTTGAGACCGTTGGCCAGCTCGCGCCAGATTTTAAAGCAAGCCGCGCCGGTGTTCGATATATATCAAGATCAAAGACATCAGCGACAGTCACAACTGTTGGCGTGCTGTCTTCATCATAGGTGGTCACACTGGTGATGGTCTGCAATGGGAACACTGGCAGAACAACGGCGGCGGCTGGTGATGAGGCGTTCAGGGCAAGCACTGAACCGGTTCTCATTCCATCCCAGAATTCTGCTGACTGACCGATCGTCCAAGCATCCAATGACATGCGCCAGCTCTGGGTGATCATGGCAATGTTCAGACTCTTCTCAATCTCTTCACGCGCCTGCTCAATGAACTCATCTGCCTGAGCATCTGGCAGGCCGG